CCCGCGTGTACCTACGGAGCGCTTCCACGACGGCCTGCGGGTCGGCGGACGTGACGGTGATGTTGATGTTGTCGCCTGCGCCGCGCCTGTCTGCGCTCAGCGGAACCTCGGGGACGCGGAGGGCACCTTCAGCGCCGACGAACGCGGACCTTGACGCCGCCACACCAGCGGCAGCCAACATCCTGTGCGTATCAGCCAGCCCCGCAGACATGCCCTCACCCATCGCGTCACCAAGCTCAGCAAACTTCCGTGACGGCGAGCGGGAATCCAGCCAGTTCCTAGCAGCATTGAACGCATCCTTAGCAGCGCTCACAGCGGCACTCACCAGACCGCCCGTAGCCGACTTCACGCCGGAGGTCAGGCCGTCAACGAGGCTTCCACCAAGGTCCTTGAACATCTCAATCTCACCGTTGAAAATGTCCTTTATGTCCTGAATCCGGTCCTTGAACCAGTCGAGGACGCCGCTGGCGAAGTCCGACAGTTTGTCACGGACGCCCTGAATGATCCGGCTCACAACAGCCTTACCAATGTCCAAGAACGTCGCCCTAGCAGTAGCGAAGGTTTCTTTGACTCCGTCAATACGGTCGCTGAACCATCCGAGAACCTTGTCTTTCCACTCCCCAGCCTTGTCCCGAATCGCGTTCACAATGCCCTTGAAGAACTCCGTTATTGAATCCTTAGCGCCCTTCACCCACGTCGGAATCGTCTCTTGGAAGAACTCCTTGATCTGCTCAGGGAACTTGATGCCAAGGAACGTAATCAGCCCGACGATGAGGAGGCCGATAGCAGCCCCAATCGCGGCTGGGATGGAACCGAACGCGGCGATAGCAGCAACACCGATGCCCTTCGCAAGCCCAACCCAGAACGACTTGGTGATAAGGAACTTCAGGCCCTTGAGGATTATCCCGCCGATCTGCGCGAGCACAATCCTCAGCCCGCCGCTGAACGCCAACCGGATAGCGACACCGACCGTCCCCATCGCCTTTACGAACGCCGTACCACCAAAGAACTTTAGGAACGCAGCCTTGACCGCCATACCGAGGCCCGCAGCGACAACACCCAGACCGGGCGTGGCAAGACGGGCAAGCCTCAAAAGGTTGGCAAGAAGCGACCCGATAATTGGCACAGCGAAGATGCCGGATCGAGCGGCCATAGCGTTTCTAACCATAGGGATACGGGCCACAAGGCCAGCGATAATAATTCTTACAACTTTGCCGCCGTCAAACTCAATTTCTCCGGTTTCCTCATTCAAGCTGTGGGTCAAACCCATGAACAGACCCTTGACGAACAGTCCGAAGTGCTTTGAAAACCCTAGCCCGATAGCGGTCCAATCCTGTTCCCCAGCCCAATCTGCAACGAACTTTCCGAAATCTGCAACCTTGTCAAACCCGAGAACAATCAAATCACCGATTGCTTCACCAAGGACCGTGCCTGCTTCCTCCGAGTCGGCGTCCGCGACGGCCTGCGCGAAGTCACCCAAAAACTCCATCGCCCGATCACGAAACTCACCGACAAACCCGATGCCGGTGCTCGCAAGCGTCCTCAGACGCTCCATAAGGTTCCCGAGCGGCTCCGCAAGGTTTTCCTCGTAGAACTCCTTGAACTCGCGGAACTTCTCTACGGCACGGCCAACGAACGCCTCAACCTGCGGGATGGCCTCCTCAACGAACGCCTTGATCGCTGGAATTTGGTCGCGGAACCAACTGACAAACTTGCCGAGAGGACCGGCCAGCGCCTCGCCGATACTGATAGCCACGTCGGAAAGGCCCGACCGAAGCAGCGACAGTTGCGCGTTGAACGACTGCAACTGCTTGTCTGCAATGTCCTCCGTCGTCCCGGCAGAGTCACGCAGGGCCGCCTCGTACTCGCGCAGCGCGTCAGCGTTACCGAGCAACTGAAGAACACCGTCACGGGCCTGCCGAGTGAACCCAAGGTTGCGCAGCTCGGCGTTACGAGCCTGCGTAGACATTCCGTCGAAAGCGCCGTCAAGGTCGCCCACAATGTCCGCAAGGTTCCGCATCTCCCCTTCGTTATCGAAGACAGACACGCCCAGCCGGTCGTAAGCCTCTTTGTTCTCGTCCGCCGTCCGCGTCAACCCTTCCAACGTCGTGTTGAGCAGCGTTCCAGCCTTCGTGCCCTTCACACCCTGATCGGCGAAGATGGCAAGAGCGGCAGCGCCCTCCTCCACATCAACGCCGAGCTGCTGCATCGCAACACCGGCCTTCTCCGTCAAAGCCTGCGAGAACTCCTCAATGCTCGCGTTGGCAATCGTGTTCGCCTTAGCGAGAACGTCCGACACCCGAGCCATGTTCTCTAAGTTCTCGGCAGTGTCGTCCGACGTAAGTCCTAGGGCCGACTGCGCGTCAGTCAGCAGGTCGGTGGCGCGGGCAAGGTCGAACGCCCCGGCCTGCGCGAACTGTGCGACCTGCGGCAGCGCAGCAATCGACTGTTCCGCGTCCAACCCTGCCGACGCGAGGAAGAAGAACGCCTCCGCAGCCTCGTCAGCCGCAAACGTCGTGCTCAACGCCACCTCACGGGCAGCGTCGCTCATGTCCTTCCGCATCGAATCCGACAAGTCCCCCATGATCGCGGTGGACTTCGTCATCGCATCGTCAAACTTTGCGAACTCACGAATCGAGAAACCAGCAATCGCGGTCGCAGCAGACGCAATAATCTTTGTAGCAGCAATAGCAGCACCGGCGAGAACGTCGAAGCCGGAAGCGCCCTGACGGGTTGCCTTCTGAAGATCGCGGGAATCACCCGCAATCATGACCTGAATGACGCTTGTCTTCTTACCTGCCATGCGTCACCTCAGATGCCGTGCTTACGGCGAATGTCATCAATGTATCCGGCGAACGCATTTGCCACCTCTTCACGACGCTTGTCCAGCGCGTCGTAAAGGAACGGGTTAGGACGGATCGGGCCACCCCGCCAGCCCTTCGCACTGTCAGGACGGCTCGGCCAGCCGAAGTGAACAGGACCGGCATACGGAACCAGTTTCTTACCTGCACGAACAAACCCGCCCCGCCGTGTACCCGACGACCGCAGCGTGCCAAGAAACGCACCACTGTTCGACGGTCCGGGCGACCAGTAGCGTGTCCCCGAGATAACAGAGTTAGACCCGCTACTCACAGGCACGTTTGGACGGGCAGCGTCTTCAACAATCTTCGCCGCAGCCGCGTGAGCGGTCTTCAGCTCGTCAACAGCATCGTCACCAAGCGCCCGCAGTTCCTTCTGAAACTGCTTTAGGCCGACAACACGGACCCCCGGCCTTCTAAGCGCCACGAGGCTGCTTCTTGTTCCGCTCATGAAGAACGGCCAGTAGCGCTTTCAGCATGTGACTGTCCTCCATGATGTACTGCGGTGGTATCCCCGTCTCAACAGCGACGGAGGCCACCAGCCACGTCATGGAGTCTCGGACAAAGGGAGTTCATTTCCCTCAATAATCTCCACGTCGTTTACCGATTCAAGCCACGTGTCAAAGTTCTTCTTCGACCCGGTCGCCTTCCACGCCAGCCAGTAGACGTGTTCCGCCTTCTGGTCGTTCGTGAAAGCACGACCGAGTCCCGTCTGAAACTCGCGCTCGAACTGGACAACGATCTTGGGAGTTACCGGGTATTCGCCCTCGCCGTCATCAGTGACGACGCGCAGGTTGACAGCAAACATGTCCTTGACTCCTATTCAGTTGGGACGGTTATCAGGCGACGGTGCGAACCAGAACGCCGTTGACAGGCCACGTGACAGACTTGGTCGCCAGTTCGCCGACCGCTCCGCCGAAACCCCACTCGGTAACGAGAACTTCGCCGATGTAGTGCGGGTTGTCCGCGTCAGCAGTGTCACCGTCAGGGCCGATCTCGATGGAGACGACCGTGCCGACCAGCGGCTCAATCGTGTCATCCAGCTCCGACGCCTTGAAGTTCTGGTGGAAGTCCAGAGCAACCGACTGGTCACGAAGTCCACCGACACGGGTACGCCCGGTGTTACCGAACGCGGTCGTCTCGATCTCCTCGGCCTCATCGTTGAACTCGATGGAAGCCACGAAGTCAGAAAAGTCCGTCGCGCCAATCTTGATGTATGCGTTAGTGAGAACGGTGCGTGCCATAATGGTTACTCCTGCGGCTCGTCAGCCACGTAGTCGTCAACAGGGTCCGGCTCTTCCGGCTCCGCCTTCTTTTTGCTGCTCGCCGCAGGCGCTAGATGGCCTGTTGCCACCAGATGGTCAATGTTACACCCTGCAAGCTCCTCCGCAGAAAGCACCGAGCCTGTAGGCCAACTCATCCGCTTAGAAAGGACTTCATACTTCATGCGATTACCTCCACCTCAAACTCGACACCAAGGTACACCACGTCCCCGACGCTGACCTGACCGTAGTTCCGCATCTGCGTAACCCGGCAGGTGTCGGCTGCGCCACCCAAAGTCCGGTCAGACTCGATAGCAGCCTTCACAGAGTCCGGTCCGACAATGAACACGTCAATGTTTCGCTGTGCCGCCCTGTCGTCAGCACGACCGACCAGCAGGGACACGATGAACGAGAAGGTGTCTGCGCCACGGGCAGCGTTCAGGTCGTAATCAACGCCGTCTGGGAGGACCATCGCTACCGGAGGGCGAGGGTTGTCCAAGTATGTCGCTGACACTCGAAGGTTCGGCACTGCCCCGAGGTTTACGGCGATCCCGTCACGAATGTCGGTGATGGACGCCATCAGTTGTAGCCGATGCGACGGTACGGCTGCAACAGAATCTCCACGTCAGGGTCCACGAAACGCGACACACGCATCGCACCCATGTCCCCGAACCCTGCCACGCCCAACGGCGAGTCGAGCCGTGTGAAAAGGCGTGACGCCTGCAAGATGGTCGCGTCCCGCACCGGGATGGGAACCTCGGGCCAGCCGTAGGTCGCCTCGACCCTTACGGTCGCCTGATTACGGAACGTCGGCCAACTGCCGTCCTCGAACGGGCGGATGCGGTTGATCGGCAGCTCTAGCCCGTGCTGAAGGCGGTTCAGCGGTTCCGTCTGAAAGTCGATGGCGTTCAGCGTCTTACTGAACGTGCGGTCCAAATCCTCGTCGGTAACTACAGAGATGACCGTCGTAGCGTCGTCAATGAAAAGAATGTCGTGCGGGCCGGTCGGGATGTATTCCCGCACCTCAGCCTGATCTGCGATGGTGAAGTCTCGGTCGCACCAGCCGTCCACGAACCGTGATGCCGCACCGATAGCGGTGTTCAGGAGCGTGTCGTCAATCTGGTCTGTGATACGCAGCGCTGACTTCAACTGTGCGAGAGTCGCGTAGTCGGGCATCATGGACCTCCGGTCCGAATGATTCTACCTGCCCACGTCGCGCAGGTGCCCGGTGGGGTCAGCCCTGCGCTGCCAACCCCACCGGGAACTTTGCTACCTGATTACTCGTCCGGGCCGCCGACGAACGCCTTGACGTTCGCGGACTGACCGAGGTCACCCCAGACGCGCATAGAGACACGGAACACGACCTCATCCGTGTCGAAGGCGAAGTCGTCGCTACGTGCAACCTCAATGCCGCCGACCTGTCGAACGTGGTAGCTGCTCATGTCCCCGTACAGAATCGACTTCGCGTCGTCGGCAATGTCGGGTGCAAACGGGTTCTCAACGATGCGCTCGCCGAGGATACGCGGCTCACCAGCAGCCCCGTACTCGAACAGGAAGCGCCCGTCGCCGTCCTTCAGCTTGCGGACCGCACCGAGGGTGGCGCGGTTCATCTGAAGGGCGGTACCCGGACGTGCCGCAACCGCACTGTCAACCGAGTGGATCAGGTCGATCAGGTCGTCAGCGGTGAACGCGCCACCCTCGCCGACCTCGCCGGTGACACCGGTGCCCGCAGCGGTGAAGATGCCGTTCGGCTCGGTCGTGCCCGCGCCGACAGCCAGCAGCTCGTTGACGGTGAACCCGACAGCCTCGCCAGCCTGACGACCGAGGTACTCAACGAGGTTGATCTCGCTGTCGGTCAGCAGCTCGGACGAAACCCTCAGAAGAACGCCCACCTTCTGCGCCTTCAGGAAGAACTCTTCGCCCTCCGGGTTGGAGACTGGGAACTGTGCACCCTCGCCACGCTTAGTGCCGATGGAGAAGGACGTCTGACGAGGCACCTTGATGTCATTGCCAGACGCGGTGTTCAGGATGGTGTACAGGTTCGGCTCGAACGCGGGGCCGGTGTAGCGCAGAATCTCCTGCACAACGTCGTAGAAGCCCTCCGGGACGAACTGCCCGTCGGTGCCGGTCGCCATCGGCGTCGTGGTGCGACGCTCGAAGTTGTGACCGCGAATGTCGCCCCTGCCGAGGCTACGGAGAACCTCGTTGTCGGTCGGCGCGTCAGCCTTGGCGGGCGCGGCGGGAACGTCGATACGAAGCTCGGCGGCACGCTGCTCGCGCTCGGAGTCCTGACGGACACGCTCGATCATCGCGGTGCGCTCATCGAGTTCTGCGGTGATGGTGTCGTACTGGGTCTGCTCAGCAGCCGTGAGGTCACGGTTCTCGGACGCGGCGTGGTCAAGGAGGGACTTAGCCTCCTCCCACGCACGACCGCGAATCTCCTGCTGACGCTTGAGAAAAGCATCCATGCTGGGTCCAATCGTGTGAAAGAGTTGTATGGGTGAGGCCGTCCCGTGGTTAGGGCGTTGGCGGTCCCGTGGTTAGGGCACGTGCAAAAATGGTACAGCGTGTTGAGGCGCTTACCAAACTTTCTTGGCAAGAAGGTCAACATGCTTCTGCTTCAGCCCGATCAGGTTTGTCTTCGGCGCAACGCCGGACGACTCCTTGATGGCGGACATGAGAAGTTCAGCCTTTTCCGGGTCTAGCTCGTCACCGTCCGCAAGCGCATCAAGCGCACTCGTAAGGTCGCCGATGGCAAGGCCCGTACGGTCCGACAGGCGCTCCAACGAACGGACCGCAGCCTGCGTCTGCTCGTAGGCCGGGAAGCCAGTGACGACCGACACTTCGTGAAGGTTGATTTTCGTCAGAGTCCGTTCGCCGCCGTCTGCCGACCAGCGGTCACCGCCCTTCGGAACGGTGAACCCGAAACTCATCTTGTCCACGACGCCTGCGCGCATCAGCGCACGAAGGTCGTTCGCGTAGGTCGTGTCTGGCAGGTCGGCGTCCACTCGAAGGCCACGGTCGTCCTCCGTCAGACGGAGAGTGCCGGACCGCTTGCTGGCGAGGACAAGGTCAGAGTTGTGGTTGACGTAGAGGCGAATGTCCCTGCGACGCTCACGAAGCGACCGCTCGAACGCTCCACGCTCAATGCGTTCAACGAACGGCAACGGCTGTGACGGAGAGTCGAACATTGCGGCGTAGCCGACAAACGTGTTTTCGTCCGGCTCGTTACGCATCTCAAACGTCGTGGACCGGAACTCAACGCCGCTACCGGGCGTCCGTGGCTCAACGGGAGTCACATCCATCATCGCACCTCTGTCAGCTTTCACCTGCTCGGACTTACGATTGAACCACGCCACCGCATCATCGTACCGACCGCCCGTAGGAATACCCCACAAAAGATGAGCGACCGCGCCCGGCGTCGGATAGCCGTCCTGACCCGGACGTGCACCCTCAGCGTTTAGATCAGGCCGGTGCCGCGCAGCCCACGCCGCAGCACGAACCACCTTGTCGTCAGACACGTTGCCTTCAGCCATCGCTGACGCTTCACGGATAGTGCGCGGGACAACGCCGGACCCGGACTTGCCGTCACGATGGAACTCCAACCCCTGACGTGCGGCAGCGCGAATGTAGGCGGGAACCGAAAGGTCAACCTGACGGTCCTCGCGGTCAGACGGCTCGGGCAGAGGGTCAATTTTGGTCAGCGTGCTAAACCTGTGGCCGACAAGCGGGCCGGAAGGTTCCCATCCGCCTTCCTTGGGCCGATACACCCTAATAAGAGCAGCAGGGTTGTCCTCGTCCGCGTTCAGTGTGAAGTCCGTGTCGGGCACGTTGAGCGTCCCCGACCTGACGATGCGAGTAATGCGGCCACGGGCACGACCGCCCGACGAATCCCACGACACAAAGTCGCCGACCTTCACCCCGTCAGGAGCAACACGGTCCTCTTCCTCATCATCGTGATAAGGACGCCCCTCGCGCCCCTGCCATGCGTTGCAGTAGAACCCGCCAGCAGCGTAAGCCTCCCACCACTCACACCACGCACGCCCCTCCGCGTCCAACTTCTCCTCATTGAAGAACACGCAGTTACCGCACGCCCGACCCTCCGGCACATCATCCGACGTGGCAGGACGGTAGTTGTCCGGCAGACCGCCCCCCGGCGCGTCCTCTAGCAGCTCGTCAAGGTTCCGCTCGCCCTCGAACGTGCTGCCCTCAGCCTGCGCGATAGCAACACCCTGATTGATTGCCGCCTGCTTCGTCTGATGACAGCCCATCACCTCACCATCCTCTTTGATGGTGGCCCATCCTGCGCAGCCTGCGGCTTCATCGGTGATGTAGTAAGGCATCAGCAACCCTGCGTAAAAACGAGGAAAGCGNCGTTGTGGCCGGGCTTTGCGGAAACAAGATAGATGCGGTCGCCGGGGGCAAGCGTCAAGCTGATGCGCTCCAGTTTTCCGAGACGCATCCCCGTGCTTGTAGTCACGTCACCGTTGCCGATAAACAGGTCATCGGAGTTGTCAGCGTTTTTGATTTCAATACGCCACGGCATGATGCACGTCACCGGCACCTCAACACGAGCGGTGCCAACAACTAGCTGTCCAGACTTGACCGGCATTAGTCATCCTCCTCCGCATCCGGCTCCTCCGGCGGCTGCTGCACCTGCACCGACGGCAGACCGAACGACTCAACATTCAGTCCAAGCATCTCAGCCACAGAATCCGGCGTGTAACCGGAAATCGTAAGCGCCTGCGCAACACGCGCCTTCTGCTGCATCGAAATAACACCAGCATCAGTCAGCGGAATGTTCTGCAACGGAACGCGATACTGATCGCCGTCCTCCACCGGACCCATGTCTTCCAGACGGCGAACGTCATCGACCGACATGAAGCCTGCGAGGAGCGCCGTGTTGTACGAACTGTAACGGGACGACAGGTCCGCACGGACGATGCTGGACATGTTGAACTTCAAAAACGTGTTCGGGTTGTCCAACAGGGCAGCGAAGTGGTCTTCCAGCATCTCGACGTAAGGCTGGATCGTGTGCTGACGGAAGAACAACTGCTGCTGCTCGATGGAAGCGAACGCCATCGCCGCGTTCTCCGACATGCCCAGCATGAACGGGGGAACACGGAAGATACGGGCGACCTCCTCGATAGCGAACTTGCGCTGGTCGATGAGCTGAGACTCAGCAGGGTTCACCGTAAGAGGGTTGAACTTGCCGCCCCCCCACAGGACGCCAACACGGTGGGCACGCCTCGGGCCTTGATGCACCGAGTTCCACGCCTCGCGGACTTCCTTGCGCTGCTCCGGCGAAAGCTTGTCAGGGAACTCCAGCACGCCTCCGGCATACGCCCCATTACCGAAGAAGGTCGCGGCGAACTCTTCGAGCGCAAGGCCGAGGCCGAGGGCTTCTCGGGCCTGCTGGATGCGAGACACGCCCTTCTCCTCACCGGGCATCAGCATCTCAGTAAGGTGCAGAACGTCATCGTTCTCTAAAATGAGGTCGCCGCCGTTGACCTCGTAAAACTTGCGTCCGTTGACCCGGCGAGGAACGACCTGCGTCGGGTTCAGCGGCGTCAGGTCAATAATCTCGCCACCGTCACGAGTGATGTGAACGTAAGCGTTACCGTCAAGCAACATGCTGATAAGGACTTGCTTCCAGAACGTCGTCTTCGGCATCTGCGTAGACGGAGAATCTACCCAGCGGTCTTTCGGACGGTACGGGAACCGCTGACCGTCACGGCGGATGAACTGGTCGTATGGAAGCGTTGAGATCGTGTCGGAGATTAGGCGAACGCAGGCGTAAACTGCTGACAGGCGAAGTGACGTGTCCTGCGTTACAGACGTACCGGCTGCGGTCTGACGGTCCATCATCAGACCGGCACCGAAGAGCTGCTGGAACGAGCCGCGCTTCTCGAAAAGGTTACTCAGCACTTGCGCTCCGTTCCATCGCCAGCCCGAAGGCAAGCGTTCCAACGCCCAGCGTCAGTACGCCAGCGGCAGGCGCAATCAGGAACGCGCCGACAGCCAACATTAGGATACCGATAATCTGAACAACGGTCGCGGTCACATCCACTCCATTCCGACAGACACTTCCGGCTGCTGCGCGTGAAATGCCGCCCTGTTGTAAGCAATAACAGCCGCGATTGCGGCGTCAATCTTCCGGGGACTCGACTTGTCCTCTTTAGTGATGTACGCGCCCTGCGCCGTCTCCTTCAGCACCGCGTTCCCCACATGCCGCCCCAAACCCGGATGACCGTCATGGCTAAAGCCCTCGCTCGACGCCGCCTGATAGAACGACGAACAGGCCTGCGCCATCCGCTTCCTCACGAACGTGTTGAACGCGATCACCCTATCGTCCCCGTACTGTTCCATCCAGCGGTTGAGCTGTTGCGACCAGTACGGCGGGTCAGCAGACATTTCGACCACGTCAAACTTGCGGAACGCCTCGTGCACTGTCGCCTCGACCGCGTCGTGATCGACCGTCCAGTTTGCGTTCCCACCGGGGTGCTCCCACAGTCCCAGCACGAACAGGTGCGGCACAGGCTCCACCGTGGCCCCTACAAGCGCGGTCGAGTCGCCGGAGTACGAACCGTCAAAGCCGAGAACGATGCGTGTTTTGTCGGCCACGGACTGTTCGTTTTGTAGGGACTCCCAAACGCCCGGAGGTAGCCACCGTTCCTCGTCCGGCTCGACCCACATGTTCAGGTGGTAGCGGCAGAACTCGTGCAGCGGAATCTCGTGAAACCGCTTGACAATGTCGGAACGACGCTTCCACTGTTCCGGGTTCGCCTCGGCAACAGCCTGAACTAACGCCTCCCGCTGATTCAGGTCATCCACGTTCACGGTCGGCTCCCGCCAAGTAAACAGAAACCCGTCGTCCTCAACCTCCCCAGCATCCACCCGCTTCCCATACTCGTACAGGGTCAGCCCGACCGAATCGACCTTCGGGTTCCCTGCCGTCGTAATCGACAGCGACCACGCATCCTGCCGCTTCGCCAAACCGTTCTCCAACACCAAATGGACCCGCTGCTTCGATCCGGTCCACTCGTGCACCTCATCCGCCACCACAAACGTAGGGCGGAGGCCGTCGTTCGTTCCGGCAACGGCAGGCACCCGCTTCAGGACGCCCGGCTGCTCCTTCATCTGAATCTCGTTGTCAAACGTCTCGAAGAAGTCTGCAAGCGGCCCTTCGGTGATGCAGGCGCGAGCTGCCGTAAACAGCAGGTCCGCCTGGGACGAGGCCGATGCCACCACATAAGGGTCCACGACAGCACGGCCCTTCGGAAGCCCGTCCTCCCGCCACCCGTCAAACCTCACCGGCCCGGCCATCTCCGCCAGCGCCACCCACGCAGCAAACTCAGTCTTCCGCGAACCTTTAGGAAGACCAACCAAAGCACGACGGACCGTCCGCCGCCCATCCGAATCAACCTCATACGCCCACGCCAAAAAGCGCTTCTCCTCCAACGTCAACTCGACAGGCCGACCCAAAATGTCACCCGGACCATGAACACACAGCCCCTCAATCCAACGGGCAACCCAAGGGCCGAGCGTGAACTCCGGCCTAGCCCTCATCCGCCCACAACTCCTCCACCTGCATCGGCTCCGCAGCCAGCCGCTCATTCAACGCCGACAACGACGCATGAGCATCCGCAAACGTAATGCCAAGCTTCAGACGCGACATAGGGGACAACCCAAAACGGTCCTCCATCTGCCGCGCCTCAGCCTGAAACTTCTCAATCTGCGCATACAACGGATTCGGACGCATCTGACCCTGCGACCCCTCAACCACCCGGCCCGTCGCCTCCACCGCCTCAACCAACCGCACCAGCTCGTCATACAACCAAAACAGCCGACGCAACGCCCCATGATCCGAAGACTCAACCGACGACGCCAACGGCGACACCCAAAACTCCTGCCACCGATCCTGCGTATCCGACCGCCACTTCTCATCCGCATCCGGCATCACAACACCCTGACGCAACGGAACAACCACATCCGAAGTCACACGATTCTGCCGCTGACCAGCAGGCTTCCGAGTAGGCGGCAACACAAACTCCTCAGTCACGAATGTTGACAGCGTAACCAAAAAAAGATTCCCCGCCCACCACCCTCCCAACTTGGGGTGCTATACAGAAGAAAAGAAG